ACCGTTGTAAGCGTAAATCCACCTCATCCAGAATGGACAGACGGCTATGGTACCCAAGTAACACAATTAAATATGATTACTTTAGGTGGTCAAAACGGATTAAATAATTAATGTTAATATTTATAATAAAAAAGGAAAATGGTAAAATATATTGTAGAAGGTTGTTCAGATGGTTTAGAGTATATAGTATCGGCATCCACAGTGCTATCACCCCTTCAGGTTATTGATTTTAACTTTGGAGAAGATACACCAATTTGTGGTACAGTTATATCTGAAACTGATCTTGAGCCCATACCGTTATACACTTATTTAAATTCTTATACTGGTTGTTTATCTTGTGAACCACCGAGAAGTGCAAACACAGAAGTTGATATGTGTTTAGAAATATGTACTCCTGAAGGTAATACCGTTGTAAGCGTAAATCCACCTCATCCAGAATGGACAGACGGCTATGGTACCCAAGTAACACAATTAAATATGATTACTTTAGGTGGTCAAAACGGATTAAATAATTAATTATGAATAGAATCACTTCAAGAGAAATAAATTCATTAGTAAGAAAGATTGTTAATGAATCACAAAGAGAAAACAAAAGATATATGTTTTTCTCAAATTTACAACAGATGAGAAGACAATGTGATCTTCTTTTAGATTTAGATGAATCTATGGTTGAGGGCATTTTAGAGAATGGTCATGATTGGGCTCAAGATCATATCGCCGAAGCAAAAAACAATATGGATCAGGTATTTGATTTTATTATGAATGAATCAAAAAAAGAGGGTATGGAAATGTCTATGTCTGTTGATGATAAAGATATGATGATGGAGGGTAGAAAAAAATCAGGAACAAAACTATGTGCAAGGGGAAAGGCGGCAGCAAAGGCTAAATATGACGTTTACCCAAGCGCATATGCCAATGGTTATGCGGTACAAGTTTGTAAAGGTAAACAACCTGGTTTAGACGGTAAAAAACGTTGTTCTGGAGTTTATTGTTAAAATATTATATTTGTTTGTTTTTATTTTTTATTTTACATATCTTTGTAAAAAAAAGTAAATAATGAAAAAAAGAATTATAAGATTTTTCCGTAGACTTAAATTAAAATTTTATTTGTGGGGTAGAAAAAAAAATAATGAAATTATACCAACCCATGAAGATACTCCAGTGTCTTACGAAAAAACATGTTTTCAAATATGTTTAAAAGTAATTAAACATCCCGACACTAAATTTATGATTGCTCCAATGTCTAATAAACGTTACATTGAAAATAAAAAAATGGATGTTTTTATTACTATGTACGACAAAAGAGTCGATTTAACAAATCATGTTTATCACTATAATGTTTATTTAACTAATAGGGATTGGGAAAGGATCACTTATATTTTTGATAATGAAACGGAAAAAAGACGTTTAAATTACGAAAACAATATCAATTCTCAAATTAAAAATTCATTACATAATGTTTTAGAAAGAATTTCTAATCTCGAAAATAATTCTATTGACTAAATTATCAATAGATTCTTTTTTAGGTTTGTAAGATGTCATTATAGGTTTTTGTCCTTTACCTGTTTGAGTATCTCTTTTTTCCGCTCTTCTTTTTTGTTGACATGCGGATCTTTTTTGTGAGTCTGACATTTTACCTGCAACACCAGCCGCTCTACATTTAGGATATGAGCCTTTATTTGTGTCAGGCCTACCACAAGGAGGGTGTTTACCATTTACCTTTCTACATATATCAACCCAAGGTCCTTTGGGTTGTGATGATCCTTTTGGTTTTTTCTTTTTACCAAACCAAACCGCCAAATCCTCACTTATTGTATGTGTATCATATGTTTCTACATTATAAGACCCATCAGGATTTTTTTCATGAACACCCACAATTTTTTTTATATTATTCTTCATTGTTTTTTGTTTCTTTTTGTGATTAAATTCTGTATCAACAAATTCAGTAAAAGGAGCCAGTTTACTGTCTTTCCATTTCATTAGGCCAAGTTCTAGTGGACCGTTATATAAACCTGCGGTAATTGTTGTATCCGCTTCTTTAATTGGTACAATTTTTTTATTTCTACCCGGTGTTGGGTTAATTAAATTACCATCATCATCACTAAACGTCGATAACGGGTTATTCCTCAAATAGTTGGTAGACTTTTTTGCTTTGGATTCTAATTTTTTAATTTGTTTTTTAGGGGTTCCCATATTATTATCGTAACTATCGTACTCTAAAAACGGACTATCATATTTTGAAACTTCAATAGTAAATGGGGTTAATTTATCTTTTTCAAACCTACGTATACCTTGTTGTAAGGGACCAATATAACTACCTCTACTTCCACTAGTTGAGGTTACTTCATTTATTATTTTATTTACTATGTTTTTAATATTCATTATTATATAAATATAACATACAAGTATTATGGAACAACAAAATGAATTATTTGGAAATCTTTTTGGTAGTATTAATATACTTTCAGAAGAACATTTAGAAGTGATCTTAACCACCATGGATAGAGAACATGCAATATACTATTTAGTTGAGTCAGTAAAGGCAGCACACAACAGAGGATCTTTCTCTATTGGTGAAAGTGAAGTAATATCAAAATCAATTAGAATTTTATCTAGACAAGATTCAGTAGAGTAATAGTTATTATCTAATAATTTTTTTCATAGTCCCGTCTTCATATACCTCAAATATAAATCCTTTTGTATCTGAATTAACTTCTTGCCCTATAAGGTTGATGTATTTAACAACTTTTTTAAATGATTTTGTATTATCTAAACCAATAGGTCCGTACATCTTATATTGACCATCATAGTCAACCTGTTTTAATCTATAGTAATGTATTACCAAATCATCAAAAGAATCTAAATAACTATAATTAATAACAACCGTACTATTACCTGAAGCCAATTTATTACCAACAACCTTCCATATCTCACCATCAATACTTCTCTCTATATCAAAGTAATCTGAGTTGTGTTCTGATGCGGTTGACCACTTAAGCGAGTTAAACGAAGGATATGGTGAACCCTCAAAGTATAATAACTCAACAGGAAGTCCTGTTGGTGGTGTTATTGTTAGTTTATAATCCTCAGCTTCACCGTAAAGTTGTGTACCACACGATAGTGGTGCAGGATCGCTAGCTTCAACTGATACTATTCTCATTCGAGTTTCTCCTAAAGTTGCTCCGCTTGGTACAGTTATATTTAAAGGGGATAGTGATGTAATCCCATTAGTAGTGTTTAATGCACTACCCAAAGAATACTCTTCTCCTACTTCAAATACGTAATTTTGGTTCCAATCTATCCAAACTTTTGTATTTACTGTCCAATTACCATCTGTGTTTACTTTAACATTTAATTGATAAATCCCACCCTGTTCTACGTTAGTTGATTGTGTGGTAAAATCACTATATGCAGGATTACCAATACTTGTATTTGATATTGTACCAAACGTTACGGAAGTAATACCTGTAGGGTCATTATTGGTTATGTTATATGTACAATATGATAATGTTATTTGAATAGGTGTTGATATCCCACTATTTCCTGAACAAGTAACGGTAGATCTAAACCAAGTAGGTGATGTAATTGGTGGTGACGTTTGTGTTGCCGACGAGGTACCAAAAGTTGTCCATGTTGAATTATCTGGACTACTCTCCCACACATAAGTTACTCCTGTACCAGTTGTAGTGTTTTGTAGTGAGAGATTTACGGTTCCGTTTGGTGGTGATGTTAATGAAGAAGAAAGTGTGTTTCCTGGGTTTGGTGTTCCTGAACAAACGGGAATAACGGGCGGTGTCCAAGTATAAGTTAATCCTGAAGTTGGTTTTACAGTATTTGAAAGTGTTACAGTTGAACTGTTTAATGTTCCTGCGGTGGTTGATGACCAATTTGTTGTGGTTGTTCTATTATTAAAATCCGTATTTAACGATCCTCTTAACCCAATTTGAAACGTTGTTGCAGTTGTACTTGTTGGTCCTTGTATATTATATACGATATTAATTGTGTTAGTAGTTTCATTTAATCTTATCTGAAAATTATATAATTCACCAAACGCACCTGAAGTTGTATATCTTTGCCATCCTGTCCATTGAACCACTAATGTCCTATTAGGTGATGTACCTATTGTTTGAAATCTAATACCAAATCCTGACCTTGAAAATCTTAAATGTCTATTACTCCCTGTTCCTGTAGCATTTGATGAAATTGTTATAGTCGTTGCGGTTTTAGAAATAACGGTTGGGATTACAGCGGTTGGGATGCCGTTTCCTTGTACCTTATCACCAACTGATATTAAGTTAATATCACCACCTGTAATCGTAATAATAGGTGACCCGCTAGTTACTGTCATAATTAACGAACCACGACCAATTAAATCGGTTCCCATTGCGGATATTACATTATTTGACGTACCTGTTGATAGTGGTAAATAACTGTTAGTTGGTAAACCCCCTAATGTTATAAAACCATTGGTGTTTACCGCAAATTGGGTATATGTTGTGCCATTATAAATAAAGTTAAAACCAATTGATTCTAAGGCGGATGAACTTACATCGTCAAAAAAACCGGTAGTTCCGTTAAAACTACTATTTGTCCAATTTGTAAAGTTATCGTAGTTACTACCCCCAACTATTGGTGTATAAGTTCCGGTTGATGTTCCAAACGTATAAGAACTTACTTGTGACCTAACAAAAAAACTTGTTAGTATAAGAAAAAAAATAAGTAGAGAATTTTTCATAGGTGATCATTTTTTAATAAATACTTATGAAATAATTTATTATCAACGTTTAAATTAAAAGTTTGAGCATAATGGTGATATGAATTATCATATAACAAAAAAAGGAGATAATTTCTTATCTCCTTTCTCTTATTCAGTTTAATTGATTATCTCAATTCTCTTAAGTCGAATGTTCTAACTCCATCAACTGTGATTCTTGCGTAGAATCTGTTATTAACCATTTTCTTAGCGTATCTTGTCATAATACCTTTGATTGGTGTGAAGTTGAATGGGTTGTACATTGTAGGTGTTAATTGTAGAGGTACGTACGGTGCGTAGATGTAACCTGTGTCTAACAATGATGTTCCTTTGTGTCCGATCAAAATTTGATTTGGTGGGAAGTAAGGATCACGGTAAACTTGGTAACGTCCTGACAAAGTACCAACTCTTTCAATACCCATGTTATACTGATCTTGTTCAGGAGATGCGTTAGATACGTGGAAGTACTCTAAGTCATCAAAGATAGCAGATACTTCAGAAGAAACAACGATCCAGTTAGCTCCACCTCTTAAAGTTGATTTGTGAATTTGAGCAGACAATTGGTTAATTGCTGTAATCAAAGTCTGATTCCAATCTTTTTGAGTGTAAGAAGTTGTTAACTGTAGTCTTCTCCATCCGTTATAATCCCATCTTAGGTTCCAAGCCGCTCCTTTTCTAAGGTCTCTCAAGATTTCTCTATCGATTTCAGCCGCCACTTGTTCAGACAATAAAGCCGTTAATTCAGCTTCAGCGTCGATATTGTGGAATGCCGCAACGTCTTGTGCTAATTCAGGTGACCATTGTGCTCTTAGTTTTCTTTCTGTAACAGATACAGTAACTGACTCAAGGTCAAAAGAAACTTCACCAATTTGATCTTCGAATTCTAAGTTTTTATATCTTCTATATACCGCTTGGAATGGTGCAGTTGCCAAAGATTGACTACTATTATCACCAATGTCTTCTATTGTAGTACCTGTATAACCATCTAAAGTAGTTGCTCCACAATCAGCACATGCTGGACAAGAAAGATCTACTTCTAAGAAGATACAACCATCTTGTGAACAAATATCATTGTAAGAACCTCCATTACCTGTTGAAGACCAAATAGTTGGTGTTGTAGTTGAGGTAGGTTGTACAATTCCTTTTCCATAAATTTGAGTAACAACTCTAAACAATAATGGAGCGGATAAAGTAGATAGAGGAGTAATAGGATCCAAATTAGGACATTGATTTCCTGCTGATAATTGATCTAAGTTAGCAACTATTTTAAGATCTGAAAGGAAAGTTTCAGTATCAATTTCATTACCATCAGGACCAATTAATTTTCCAACACCTGCATTATTAAATCCACAAAGTTTGATAATCATTTTTCTTGTATTTTGTCCATTAAACTCATCATCTGCCGGTACTAAATCAGAACCAGACCATACCATAGCAATGGCAGGTTGAGTAACTGCAGTCCATTGTCCTTTTGAATAATCGAATAACCCTGGAGGATCTAAAGACGCCTCAGAACCTTCGTAAAATAAATCATAAAGATTTTTTGTGTAAGGTGCGTTACCATTACCATTAGGGAATGTAACAGTACCTGGATAACCTTGACCAACATTATTTGTATCATCAGCAAGTGCTTGAGGAGAACCAATTGGTGAGTAATGTACTCCACCGTCTGGTGCTGAAGGTGTTGCGTCAGGATTATATCCTTGGATACGAGGTACGAAGTAGAACAATTTACCAATAGGTAAGTTCATTGCTTGTACAGAAACGATATCGTTCGCTAACAATTTAGAGAAAACTCTTCTTACGATAGGGAAAACAACTGTTTCGAATGCTCCGTTAGAAGTTTCAGAAGTTGCTTCGTTAATTAAGAAAGAAGCTTGGTTTTCATATAACTGTGCTACGTTTTCTTTTAGGTGGCCTCTAAGACCTTCAAGGAACCCTAATCTGTCCCATTTGTTAATTGTATCTTCTTTGATAACTTTAAGGTGCTTAAGACCAATGTTACCAACAAGACCTGATTCTAATAATGCTCCCATTTTTATTTGTTTTTTTTTAGCTTTATTTTTTATTTATGTATATTATAAATATACGTTTATTTTAAAAAGTTTATTTTAATTTACCCATTAAGTCTTTCATTCTTAAAAATTGAGGGTTTTCGTATGTTTTAGATTCAATTAAATTAACCGCTGACCCTGTAGAGGGTGCTTTCATAACAGTTCTGTTAATAGATTCATTTATACTTTTATCAGACAATGTATTATTTGATAGTTCATTTTTAAGTATTTGATAAAGACTTTTGGATTCTTTTAAAGATTCAACGTTATCGAATCTTCTCAAAATATTAATTTTTTCTTGTTTTGTTGTTGAGTGTTCGGTAAACAATCTTGTTGCGTATGCCAAATTAGAATTAAAAACAGCTACTTCATTTAATTTTGTTCTAAACAAATCTAAAGCTTTTCTATATTCATCGTTCTTTTCTCTTAGAATCTCAACTTCTTCTTTTAAATGTCTTGGTGCTGCAACTGGTTTATTTAAACCTTTTCTACCAAATCTTCTCCCAGCCCCTAAAGTTCTTGAAGCTTCTTTAGTTTCAGATTTTTTACCTCCTTTTATTTTGTTTATAATTTTCATAACAATTTCTGAATTAGGATCTTCATTATCGAAATCAAATTTAGCTTTACCTGATTTTCCATAACGTTTAGAACCTTCTTTCATTTTTGTATTAAATCCACCTTCTTGGTTTGGTTTTTTACTATATTTGAATTTAGACGCACTACCTGTTTTTTGTTTAGATTCATTAACTTTGAATTTATCTGTTTCGTCACTCATACTTGACCAAGAGTCTTCACCAAGTTCATCTTCATAACTCATATCTTCATAAGTCATCATGTCTTCACCAAGTTCATCTTCATAACTCATATCTTCATAAGTCATCATGTCTTCACCAAGTTCATCATCGTACAATCCGTCCATGCCTTCATAAGTCATCATGTCTTCACCAAGTTCATCATCGTACAATCCGTCCATGCCTTCATAAGTCATCATGTCTTCACCAAGTTCATCTTCATAACTCATATCTTCATAAGTCATCATGTCTTCACCAAGTTCATCTTCATAACTCATATCTTCATAAGTCATCATGTCTTCACCTAAACCAATGTCACCACCCATAGAGTCATCTCCGACCTCAAGTTCATATAAAGTTTCT